TCCTGGAAAGACGAGTATCTTGTGCTGCTTTTCTCCATTCCCTTGATACTGAGCTTCCTGCCTTTTAGTTGGGCAAAACAAGCGGTTACAGACGGTTTTGCTGCGCTAGACACCATGCCGGACTGGTACAGCTACACATTGGGTGTAATCGTGGCCAGCAGCTTTGCTGTCAGGTCTGCAACTAAATTTTTTGGAGGAAAAAAATAATGAGCGATGCAATGCGTGAACTGCAAGCTAAATGCGGCGTTGCGGCAGATGGTCAATTTGGCCCTAACACTGCCAAAGCGATTGCCAAGTTTTATCAACTATCGCCGGAAGCCGCGTCACATTTTTTGGGACAGTGCCACCATGAAAGCGGCGGGTTTAAACGTAAGCCAGAAGAAAACCTAAACTATTCCGCAAAAGGTTTGCGATCAACCTTTGGACGTTATTTCAAAACTGATGAGCAAGCTGAAGAATATGCCCGTAATCCTGAGAAAATTGCTAATTATGTTTATATGGATGAAAACCGAAAATATCCGCTTGGCAATACAAAAGAAGGTGACGGGTGGTTGTGGCGAGGGCGCGGATTTATTCAATGCACAGGCCGTTTTAATTATAGGGCTTTTGCCAGCGAAATGCGTTTACCAGAGGTGATGGAAAACCCAGATTTAGTTGCAACAGAATACGCTATGGAAAGCGCGATTTGGTATTTTGACAAAAACAATATTTGGGTTCACTGCAAGCACGTTACGGATGATACCATTAAAACTGTAACTAAAGCAGTTAATGGCGGAACGCACGGTTTGGATGATAGGATGGAACAGACTTATAAAATCTATAAATGGCTTGCGCCTGATTAATCGCACGTTTATAAATTTTGAGCGGGTGGCTATCATCACAATACAAATCGCTGCGTCCCAATCGGGCGGTTGTTTACCTCGGATGACGTTGCTACCAAAAAAGCGCCAACTTTTAAATCTCAACGGCCACCCGCACGATCTTTAAAATATAATTCCAACCATCGCCATTAAACCTGCGCCGCTGATAAAGCCAATAATTGCCCCAATTAAACCCGCTGCGTTTATCATGCGTTCTATTTCTTTGTCATCCATCACTGTTTACCCCAAACACCACGCCTTTATCCCAAACACTTTGCGAAACGCATCGTCCAAAATCTTTTCTATGTCCTGTTCAGTCATGTGTTCGCTCCTTTGGTTTTTGATTTGGTAGATAGTAAAGCCAATAATCGGGTTTGTTTTTTTGATAATCTAAGCGGTATTTTTTTAACCTACCCATTTGCACAAGGCCATTCATCAATCCGCTAATAACGGAAGCGTTCATGCCCATATTATCGTCGCCCATAATGTTTTTAAGTTCTGGCACTGTGTAGTCTTTGCCGACTTCAAAGAAACTAATAATATGATTTCTTCGATCTTCCGATATTTTTAGCAATCGGATTTTTTCTTTTTGCATTTGTTGTTTGTTGGGTGTTTTTATTTGCATTGGAAGTGCTGGGCGTTTTCCCGATTTTGCCATTTCAATTTCAAATTCTAAAACATGATAACCCCAAGCAATTTCTCCAATTATCTCTGGGCGATGTTCTTTTTGGATTTCTTCTAATGCTAATTCTTTTCGATGTTTCTTTGGATCAGTTGCCCAAGCGCGAGAATTTCCTCTAATTGCTGCGTCAGATTTTGTCTGCTTTGTTGTTTTGATTTGTCTATCATTAACTTCAACAACCTTTGTTGTCTCGCACACGCAATTATCAACTCCGCATTTGTCACAAGTTTTATCCTTTACAGTTTTAAATTTTATACCAAACCGCTTTGCGTTGCGGCTTATTGTTGCCGGGGAAACATTTAATATCTCAGCCGTTTGGGTTTGATCTAACCCATTTTCGGCGCACCGCACCATAATGCCAATATCGTTTTCTTTCAACTTCACGTTCATTTTAATAACCCCGCTCCGCAAAGTCTTCATCAATATACTCAATTAACGTGCAGTGATATTGCTTCAGGATTTCATTGCTTAATCGCTTAGAAACTGGATCGGTTTTACCGGGGCGGCAAATGCTTGTGATTTCGCTTTCTATTTCACCGGGATCATCTGCCCATCCAATTCCCTTTGAGGCTTCGTAATAAACCTCAATGTCTAATTCTATGCCTCTAACTTCAACTGCCGTTTTGATTGAGTAATAGTTCATGATCTGCTCCTGTTATTTATATGCACTTTTGTATTGTGCATTTTACATTAGTGCAAGCGGTTATTTACAGAAAAAATACCAATCCGAATAAACCAGTTACAAACAAAACTTCTCCTACAACTTCCCAATCCATAACCATTACTCCTTTTCTTTGATTAAACTGTAGCTGGCAATTTTAGCGCCGTTGTCAGTTGTGATGATTTCGGTGTGAATATCGTGGCCTTCATCCCGTAAGTCTTTAATCCGTGCTGCGAGTCTAAACGATCCGATATATTGCAGGGCGTCGATTGCGGTTATTGGCTGCGTTCTCATGTATTGCAGGATTTGTTTTGTCTGGGTTTCCATTTTGTTTCTCCTTTTACAATTGGATTTTTTTCAAGTTTGTGGGGAACCGAAGCTCCCCATGTTGATTAGATTTCCAAAATACTCACAATGTGCTTTGGCAAAGTTCCCATCGCTTCACACTTTTGGCGAGCTTCAGCTTTGGCCTCGGAAATTGTGTATCCGATACCCTTGATGGTCAAACCGTTAAATGTTGAAACCGTAAACTCAATCATGTCCGTGTCTCCCTTGTTTCTGTGTATACATTATATGTATATTACGTTTTACACTATTGCAAGGGGGATTTACAACTTTTTTTAAAAAAACTATTAATGCGCCATGTACCGTGTTGAAATTGAGGTAGAGGGGCAACCCGAAGGCAAGGCCAGGCCGCGCATGAGCCGTTTTGGTCACGTTTACACGCCTCAGAAGACCAGAGAGTATGAAAAGCGCATTAAGGCGGCTGCGTGGGCTGCTATGCAGCGGGAACGATTAGAACCTACTAACAGGCCCGTCCACATAGATATGGTTGCTTTTATGGACATCCCGAAAAGCTGGTCAAACACTAAAAAGATCGCCGCTGAATTTGATGCCTTCCGCCACACCACAAAGCCAGACTTAGATAATATACTTAAAGCCGCTTTAGACGGCATATCAGGGCCGCAGGGCGTTATATTGGATGATAAGCAAGTTCACAGCGTAAAAGCTAAAAAGGTGTTCTGTCACCCCGACAGAGGCCCGGTGCTTTATATATCGGTTTCTTGGGAATACGAGTAATCTGGCCCATAGAGATCGCGCCATTCTTTCGGGCTTTGGTGGATGGCTATTTTACTGTTGTCCCATAACCCTTGGTGGTGTCCCTCGCATAATGGGATCGCCATCCGATCAGCGGTTTTGGATCGGCTGAACCTATCGTGAATAACGTGGTGAGCTTGTGTGGCTGACATTTGTAGCAGATTAAATGCCTCGCAAACGCAACAATTCTTTTCCCGAAGCGCCTGTAAAAACTTCGGGTCTTTCTTTGCCTTGTCAGGCTTTGGGTTAGACCACACTAATTCCATTTAATCCCCAGTTGGCACCAGCTGCCAACAAATATAAGTAAAGACCCTCTGTTTAATTACCATCTATTTTTTCCGTTTCTTTATCATAGTATTTTTTTGCCCATTTAGTGGTTAAGTGCAATTCCCTGCCATGTAAGTGAATACCACCAACTTCATTTGAACTTTTAATAAACTCGTTAAACAAAATTTGTCTTTCTTTGTGATTTTTAATTATTCCATTTTTGTTTGGCTCTCTTTTGCAAAACTTTCTTGGTTTAGCGTAACAAACCGGACAAGGCATCGCTCGGATCATTAGCTGTTCATCTGAATATCTCAATACTTGTTCACTTTTGAATTGGGTCATAACCAACTGCCTCCGATAATTTGCTCATGGCGAGTTCAAAATACCTCATAAACTCAGCCTGTGTCATTGCGCTAAACTCCGTGCTGTCCACATGGCGCACTATGCTATGCGTAAGCGGCGATATGGTTGTCTTGTAATAGCCGCAAACCAATTTTAATTCATGGTGTAAGTGCTGCGCTGTGGGCCACATACCAGTGCTTTCACACGCGGTTTTAAGCGTTGACCAATACAGGTTGTGATGGGGGTTTGATCTTGTTCCCGTCACTGACAGATTAAAAAGCTGTCCAAATTTGCACTCTCCAAGACGTTCTGCGTCATGCTGAGAGACAGGCAGTAACTGCCCATCCCTCAACTCAACTTGAATTCTAGGCACTTTCATTAGAACGGTATTTCATCGTCCATATCAGCGGACGCAGAGTTAACAGGGTTCACATGGTTAACAGGGTCATTAGAAGCCCCCTTGGAACCTTGAAGCGTTAAATCGTTAACCTTAACGCCCAGGTATGTTTTGCCGTTGTATTCACGCTGTGTAAGCTCTCCGCTGACAGTAACCTTGGAGCCTTTGCGAACATATGGAACAACGGCTATGCCGCGCTTGCCCCAAAACGTGCAGTCAAAATACATGGTTGATTTGTTTGCGCCATAACCATCGTCAACGGCTAACGAAAACGAACCGAGTCCAGCCTTGTCCATTCCCCCCTCTTTAACTTCACCATCTTTGGTTGCAGTCCCTGCGATTGTAATGACTTTCATAATTCTAACTCCTTTTTGCGATCATTATGGGCTTCAACCATGCGGTTAAAGTCTTCCTCTGAAAGACCAACTTGGTTTATTGTTTTGACGTATTTTGGTTCAAACTTTTCAAAAGCAGCCGCGCTGCAACCATTGCTATAGAAATCAACAACCGCTTGCACCCGGTCTTCTGGCGCTATGCTCATTGGGGTATGCTTTGGCGCTATTGTTTCGTTTTTGCGTTCAACACCCACCATTTCGTTAGCAGACGCATATGTGCCGCCATGTAGCCCAAGCGAAGCCAATGCGCGTCCAATCGCAGATGTTTCGCAAACTTCCAAGGCTGATGTTTTCGTTATGTAGGATGACCCGCGTATTTCTTCTGCGAGGCCCGATCCAACAATAAAGCCGTCTTTGTCTTTAATGATGGCTCTAACCACCACTGTTTGCTGGTCATTATAAACCAACTCTGTTTCGATGCCGTAGTTGCCGCCAAAGGTAATGCGGAAGGCTTCCATTCGTGTGGAAACCTCTGTGTATGATTTGCCGCCCTTTTGCATAACGCCGTGAGATTTGTTTAACTCACTGACAAGCTCCATAGCATCGTGGAATTTTTTGATCTCGGTCATTATTGATCTCCCTTAAAGTCTCTTATTGTTTTGCTTATTTTTTCGATTGCACCGACAGGAAAGTTTAGCTTGTTGTATTCGTCAAAACTAATTTCTTTCTGTTCAAATTTTTTCGAAACTTCCATCCAGTGTTCCGTTAGCAATGTGTACATATTGCTAATCAATAACTCTTTATCTTGTGCGTTCATTGTTATTTCTCCCATTGTCTGCATCTTGGGGTTTACAATAGATAAATGCGGGTGTAAAGCATAAATTGCAAATAATTGATGGAGATTTAAATGCTAACGCCAGACGAAATTCGTGAAAAGTTGGTTGATGTAAACATGAGCAAGATTGCTAGGGAAACAGGTTTGACGCGCCCGACGATATATAAATTTTTAACCGGGGCTGAAAATATGCAGTATGATACTGTGAAGAAAGTTTCGGAATACTTTGAAAGGGAAGGGTAATGTCGCACCAAATGACGGCACTTGCTATGGAGCAGGACTTAGCCCCTGCCCCTAAGATTGTTCTGTATTGGATAGCTAACCACCACAACGGCGAAACTGGTTTGTGTTTTCCTAGCATAAACAGGCTGGCAAAGGTTTGCAGAATGTCCCGGCGATCAGTTGAAAAACATATAGCCGATTTAGCAGGGCTTGGCCTCATACAGGTGACTCAAAGGTTTCGCCCAGAAGGTGGCAAGACTTCTAATAGCTACCAGTTACTTCTCAAGAGTTCCCAGGACTTCCATACCGATGCGCAAAATCTGCGTATACCTACGGCAAAAGCTGCGCATGGGGATACGCAAAATCTGCGCATGAATAACCTTGGAAGAAAGAACCTTGGAATAGAAGATAATATATTGGTCGAAAAGTTTGACGATTTTTATAAATGCTTTCCAAGAAAGACAGCGAAAGGATCGGCACGAAAAGCATGGGAAGTTGCAGTTGCAAAGACCGACCCTGATGTTATTATTTCCAAAGCCGCTTTGTTTGCGGCGAGTGTAGATGGCAAAGACAAAAAGTTTATCCCGCATCCAGCTACATGGTTAAATCAAGAAAGATGGGATGATGAAATATTCGCTCAAGCAGACAGCGAACAAGATCAACAGAACTTAGTGCATAAGATATTTGCAGAAATGGTAAAGCCAAATGCGTGATGAACAGATACAGGAACTAACACTTAAACTTCTTAGCCGCCTTAACCCACCACGGGCGCTGACAGGCCAAGCACAAGCAATTAAGGATGAAGCCACGTTCCTTGCCAAGTGCATAAACAAAGTAGCTCCAAGCCAAGGTTTGACTGAATGGTTTGGTGAATTTGAAGAGGCGGTTTTGGGTAACTTAGAAACTCGAACATGGCCCACGGCAAAAGAGCTATCGAAAGCGGCGCAGCAAATACGAAAAGCCAAGCCTGTTTTTGCAAATCAAAGCAGTGAAAGCGAATGGCTTTTAAACCCGGTTACAATTAACGCAAAGCGCATTCAAGGCGGTCATCCTGTTTGTGAAACATGGTTAAGTGGTAAACGGGCGCAATCAATGCTGGCGACTGGTATGATTACTGAGGCTGATCTTAATCGGTACAAAAAAGCGGCAAGGTTGCAAAATGAGCAAGTCTATGCTTAAATGCAGATACTGTTCTCCAGACAGTCTGCTCTGGTCAACTTGTCCTGTTGTTGACCGCCACCTATGACAGAGGGAAATCCTCCCAAAACTTCCCTCTGTCTTTTTATTAGCGCACCCTGAAAAGGACGTAAACGATGAACGAACAAAACTGGCCAGCAGATAAAGTGGAACGCAGAAGCATAGGGAGCATTATACCTTATGCGCGAAATAGTAGAACACACAGCGATGAACAGGTGGCGCAGATAGCCGCCAGCATCAATGAGTGGGGTTTTACCAATCCTATATTGATCGACATCGATGGCGAAATTATTGCTGGGCATGGCAGACTTCTCGCTGCTCAAAAGCTTGGTTTGAAAGATGTTCCGTGTATTACCGCTGTTGGGTGGTCGGACGCACAGAAGAAAGCCTATGTCATTGCCGATAACAAGCTGGCGCTAAACGCTGGGTGGGACAACGATATGCTTGCCGTAGAATTTGGCGAGTTAAAAGAACTTGATTTTAATTTAGACCTTATTGGATTTGACCCTGACGAGCTTGCCAGCATCCTGAATGAGCCTGAAACCGAAGGATTAACAGACGAGGACGCTGTGCCAGAAGTGCCGGAGGTTCCTGTTACGGTCGAAGGTGATGTGTGGATTATGGGTAAGCACCGACTTATGTGCGGTGATAGCACCAGTATAGATGCTCTTGATGTTCTGTGCCAAAAGGAACTTGTCGATATGTGGCTGACCGATCCACCCTATAATGTGGCTTATGAGGGAAAAACTAAAGACGCCTTAACTATTCAAAACGATGAAATGTCTGACGAGGGCTTTCGTCAGTTTTTAACTGAAAGTTACACGGCGGCAGACGCTGTAATGAAAGCTGGTGCTGTTTTTTATATATGGCATGCTGACTCCGAAGGTTACAATTTCAGGGGCGCGGCTCATGATTCTGGATGGCAAGTTCGGCAATGTTTAATTTGGAAAAAGCAAACGATGGTTATGGGGCGTCAGGATTATCACTGGAAGCACGAACCATGCCTTTATGGATGGAAGGGGGGAGCTGGGCATCTTTGGGCTACGGATCGAAAGCAAACAACAATATTAGAATTTGATCGGCCATCAAAAAATAAAGAACATCCAACTATGAAGCCTGTTGAATTGTTTGAATACCAAATGCTTAATAATACAAAGGGAAGTGATAAAGTTTTAGACAGCTTTGCTGGGTCTGGGACCACTGCGATTGCCTGTGAAAAGCACGGGCGCATGGCGCGCCTGATGGAACTCGACCCCAAATACTGCGACGTCATCATCAAACGCTGGCAAGAGTTCACAGGCAAGTCAGCGGTAAATGAACAAAGCGAACAGACCTTTGCAGAAATGCAAGAGTCTCGCGGCACTGGTGGGTGAGGTAAACTGTAATGATGCAGAGCCTCAAGGAAGCCCCGTCAGTGCCGCAAAAACAATCTAAGAGTATGTCACTGGTAGAAGCGACAACAAACGTGCTTATCGGTTATATAATCGCAACGGCAGCAACCTACGTCATACTGCCACTGCATGGGTACAGCGTAACAACAACAGACGCTTTGTCTATATCGCTTGCCTTTACTGCAATATCACTTGCCCGGTCTTATCTTTTAAGAAGGGTTTTCAATAGGTTGTAATATGACAGAGAAAAACAAAGGTGGAAGACCATTAATAGTGCTTACCGACGAACAAAGAAGCGAGCTTGAAACCCTAGCCGCTGTTTTAAACGTAGAACAAATTGCGGATTACTTCGGTATAAGTCGCCGCGTTTTCTATGATATTATGGAGCGAGATGAGGAAGTTTCTGCACAGTATAAAAAGGGTAAAGCAAAAGCCGTTGGTTTTGTTGCGCAAAATTTAATTCAGAAAGCCAGGTCTGGTGATTTAGGTGCGCAAATATTCTATTTAAAAACCCAAGCTGGATGGAAAGAAACGCAAAGGCTTGAGGGCGCTGGTAATGACGGAGAACACGTCTTGGCTTATAAGTGGTTAGATGATGGCGACGAGGACGATTAATTACCGCCCCAGAAAGCATTTAAAGCCGTATCATGCCCGAAAGCAGCGTTGGGCGGTGATCGTGGCTCACAGGCG